ATATTTCTTGAATGTCTGTAAATCCAATAACAAAGGGTCAACCCTGTATAATATCTGGATTTCCTGTAGCATAATGTCTTCCTGTTCAAGTTCATCCTTGTTTTCTAAAAACAAGTCCTGTAACTCAATGTACTGTTGAATAGTTATATTAGTCCAGTCCAATGCGGGTTTTTTCACCACAGACCTCTTTTTCTTTTTGAATAAGTTTTTAATGTGCTTAAACATATCGTATTTTTTTATTAGAATAGCCCTTCTGAAAGCATATCTATCAAGGGGTGGATAGTTGTTCCACCCCCATCAAGAAAGTCGCCTAGAATCGAAATTATTAAGATTATCGTCTAATTTCAGTCCAACCAGTAGGTATACCGCTTGCTCCGCTTGAATATGTAGCTGAACCGTAATTGTAGAAATCACCAGCGACAGCTACACCATCAAGCCAACTGGCTAAACAATCACTTGCTGAAATATCATCGGCATATACTGTGACTTTTCTAAGGTTATTACAACGATTAAACATACGTCGATAACAACTATTAACAAGTGTTTTTGCTGGTAATTCTGGTGCGGTTGTCAATGATGTACAGGTATCGAACATAAAAACATAACACCAGTCAACCAGTGTAGTTGCAGGTAATTTAGGTGCAGTTGTCAATGAACTACAATATGAGAACATATGGTAATAACAAGCATATGCAAGATTAGTTGCAGGTAATTTAGGTGCTGTTGTTAATGAACTACAAAATGAGAATATACCACTATAACAATAAGATGCAAGATTAGTTGCAGGTAATTCTGGTGCTGTTGTTAATGATGTACAATCTCTAAACATATTGTCATAACAATGATTTGTAAGTGTGGTTGGTAATAAAATTAAATCATTTGCATTAACCAATGTGGTGTTTCTATTAAATAAATAGAGAAAATTATGACTACTGTTTGTCGGGAAAGTGTTTTTATTTTCAAAACCATCACCATATAATAAGGACAATATATTACCACCTACATTGTGGTTTCCTGTGACTGTAATTGTATTATATTTCGCAGTATTCGAAGTACCTTCACTCCAACTATCAGTAACCGCTTTCAAATACAACTTACGGTTAGCTGGTATAATAGCTTTAATAGGTGTTGTGTCAGTCCGACCCATATAAGCCCAGTTGTTTTGGTCTGTTGAAAATAATACCTCTATAGTAGGTGCATCTACATTGTCTTTCACAATAGAAACTGTCTTACTATCACCACTTACATCCTCGATATAGAAATAAGTTTTTTTCAAATTAGCCTTAAATGCAGCTGTAAGTGTTGTATTTCCTGTAACAGTCAAATTTCTTGAACTATTGGTGTTACCGTCAGACCAAGCACTGAACATATATCGATTGTCTGGTGTTGTAGCCAATCTCAACACAGTACCTTGCTGAACTGACTGTGAATAGTTGCCAGTTACACCGTTTACTGATACACTGCCGTTGGAACCAGCACTGATACTTACAGTACGCATGATTGGTGTAAATGAGGCTGACAATGTTATGTTTCCCGTTACAGTCAAAGACCTTGGATTGCTGTTGTTACCGTCAGACCATCCGTTGAACTGGTAGTTTTGGTTTGGAGTAGCCTGTAAGGTCAATACAGTACCATTGGCTACGCTTTGTGAGTAGTTGCCGTTGATACCGTTGACTGATATATTACCATTGTTACCAGTTGTTATGGTTACATTTCTGAACTGAACCTGTGAACATTCACACTTGATTGTTATATCTTGACTTACAACATAGGCTGCATCAGCATAAGGGTTTGTTGATTCACTTGCATCGTTAATATACCATGTGTCGAATGTAGAGTTAATATCATTGATTTGACAATACAGTTTCCAGTCATAAGTGCCGTTAGCCACTGTAATGGTCTTAACCTCACCGATACCAACCCTTGCAACTTCATATCCATCCAAACCAAGTGAAATATAATCGTCACCACCAAGCAAACCGCCACCGTCGATAGTAATTCTTGAATTTGAACCGCCAGTATAAATAGCTTTAACAGCGGTATCACTATATACAGTGAAGTCCCTTGGATTGAGTATTGAACCATCATCCCATTGTGTAAATGTGTAGCCAGCGTTAGGCGTTACCCTAACATCTGAAATTGTAGTACCCTCCAGCACAGTCTTTGTGTATACATTGTATTTTGCAGGGTCGTTAGGCACACTGATATATCCATTGTCACCAGCTGAAATCTCTATCTTATATGTCCTTTGTGCTTCTCTGATTTCCAACTTGATAGTGAATATATTGTTTGCATCGACTATTGATGAACTTACGGTTTGTCTCACAACAGGGGTTGTATACTCTGTATCATTTTGGTCAACCCATCTTTTGAATGTATAGTGCTCATTAGGTATGGCTGTTAATGTAATAACCGTACCATCAACGAAATCACCCTCAAAGTAGTTTGTTGTCTTGGGCTGCATAACAGAAGGTGTAACCTCAATCTTGACCATTGCGTTAGCGTCAGATGCAACTATGATATGTCTCTTCTCTGGTGTAGGTTCAAATCCATCAACCTGTACATCGTAAGCATAAGACACAATATTACCGTTAAGTGTTCTGGCAGTAATCAAACCACCGCCCACTTGGTCGCCATTAGACAACTGAGGCATGAACTCAACGGTCTGCATACCACTGTCACCAGTAATGTTCACTGAACCACCGCCTGTAATATGTAATGAATTAATATCAATTTCCTCTGGGAACAAATCATCAAAATGGTAGACATTACCACTAATTAAAGTGTTCACTTGGGTGTTGTTTGAATCCATTACCGTCAATTCTGAATCTGCATCGGTAATTACCCAGTAGTTTGCGTCTCTGGTGTGTCGCCATAAATTACCCTGTTGACCCACATTTATGGTTTGGGTATATGTTGTACCGCCAGCGGTAATTGAGAGCGTCACAGTGCCGTTTCTGGTCATTGTGGCGGTTCTTGGTAAGACTGTCACATCCAAGTGTAAGCAATCCCTTCTTGCAGCCCTAATTGTTTGCGAATATTCCCTAATGTTTGCGGTTATCCAACTTCTATTGTCGGTAACTGTGATAGCACCATTACTGGTATCATGGCAATCAACAATGACAGTCTGGGTTCCACCGTCACCATCGAATACAAGGGTATTACGGTCAACTTCCAGTCTATAAGGGTTTGTTGGATACTGGTAAACACCAACCCAATAACTATCAAGCAAAGTCCAAGGGTCACTTTGGTCTGTACCTTCAGCTAAAAGAATATCACCCCTTCTATATTCACTGGTTTCACTGTTTGCTTTAACTACAAGGTCGCCATTACCGTCAATACTTGCAGTAACCCATGCTGGTTGCCTTACTATGTGGTAATTATCATAGCTTGTGTAGACATCTATGGTCTGGTCTGTTGTAGTAATCTCTGTGGTAGACGGGACAGTGAACAAATATGGTATTTCATTTTGCCCATTGGTATATGCCGACATATCCCAAACCTGTACCAAGTCCATCTTGACTGGTGCATCTGAATTGTAGTTGAAATCATAGATTTTGTCTATGTGGTAAAGTATATTGTCAATCTTGATGAACTCTCTGAAATCAATGTCCTTGAACTCATCGATTGAAAGGTACACATAGGCTGTAAGCTTCTTATTCTGTGAGCAATAACGCTCATTTATGTAATTCTCCCAGAATGAATGATATATGTAGTTCACATCACCGTCTGGGGTCTCAAAATAGTATTCCTTAGGGCTTTCAAAATGCACTGAATAACGCTGACCGTTACATTTCTTTGAAATGGTACTTACGTCTGGCAAACGGTAACACAAAACAACACTCTCACCACAGCTGTTCCAACAGAATTCCTGTGTCTGCATCATGTGCTGTGTATCGTCGGTAATCGTTACAACATAGTTGCCGTTGTTATCCCAATTGCTCAACCTTGAATCTGGTGTGAAAGTGCCGTTTCTGAAATAGAATGCTCCAGACATACCAGCGTTCTTACCTTCATCGTCGTTGTCAACATAGTGTTCGTTAGGGTACACCATATAACTGTAACCCATAAAGTTAGGTCTGTTTTCATACTCAGTGTTCATCATCTTTGAATACTGTCTCTTCTGGCTTATAACAGAAGGGGTTAGGTTTTCCATCAACTCATTTGTCTCTGAATTGAACTCAAATCCAGTGTCAAGTTTCTTTGAACCGTAACTGATTTGATAGGTTGATTCATAGTTCTTCAACCTGTGACAATCACCTTCCTCAAAATTGAATTCAACATATCTCTTATCGAAATTAAGCGGTACAAATTTGAACTCTTTTGAACGGTCAATTTTGTCAGTCCAGTCAAGTATTCTGTAATCTCTAAAGAAACGGTTTCTGGTCATAACAGTAATGGTTTTTTCAAACTCGTTCACATCCCACACCAAACCGAACATCTTTGAATAGTTCAAAAGAACGTCGCACAAAGTAACGTCTTTGGGGAACACCCTGTACAACGAAACAGGACTGCCAGTACGAAGGTTCTCTGTCGTTTCACAAGACAAGTTCTTACTATCGAAATAGAAAGAATAACCCTTATCGTTATTTGCACCGTAGGAAGTGTTGAATTCGTCACTCCAAAGCCAATCCCAAGTGACACCATTGAAAGTGCCTGTGTATTCAAACGGGTCGCCATTGTTAGCGTTCCAGATTTCAAAATACAACTTGTAAGGTATGTTCTCGGCTATATTAAGTTCAAAGTTCAAGCCACACTGCCAAGCATGGTTGCCTATCTGGTAGCCTGTGTGATTAATCAAAGGTCTGTTACCGCCAGCAACACCAGTATTGGCAATATTGCATATACCAAGGTCAATACCCTCATCAAATGTGTTGCTGTTTACGTCGTAATCGTCTGAATACAGTAAAAAGGTCTTTTTAGCACCGTAAATGTCATTACCGTTCAAATCCACAGCCTTGATTCTAACGTAGAATGGGTTATCGTCTGTTATCTTGCAATACCAGTAGCCATCAGTGGAATAACCAGGAATTGAAGCAAACAGTGTGGCTGTAAAGCGTCCTTTTATCTTTGTGGAACCGAAAGTGGAATTTTCATTGAATACACCTGTAGTTTCGTTGAATATACCAGTGTTGCTGGCACTGTCAAGATTAAGAATATGTAGATTGTTGTGTGTTGACAAACTGGGGTTTTTGCTTGGTTTGTTGAACATCACCACATTAACCTTATCAGTAAAGTTCTCGCTGCTCTGTCTGAAATTGTCGTCTGAATTGAACAAAGAAGGACAGGTATAAATCAAGTCCTTGTAGTAAGGGTTTGAACCAGTGAACCAAGAACCATCAAGGTTGAAAGTGTAGTCTGTTATACTCTCGATTTTGTCCTTTGCCACTTTCCAGAGTTTATCAACCCAAATGAAAGGCTGCTGGTAGTAAGAACGGAACTCCCTTTTGTAGTGTTCATCCCTTTCCCTGCTCATATCGTCTGTACGTCCACTTGACAACACTTGTTCTTTGTCTGAAGAGAAGCCGCTGTATTTGCCTTGGTATGTAGGAATAAAGCCAATCCAGTCTACCACATTGTCGCTGGTAAGTGAATGGTTAATTTGTTCAAATGACTGTTTCACAAGGTTTCTGTCGATACTCAAATCATCACTCAATGGTGAATCAATGATATATCTGGGGTCAACATCAACAGCGTTCTTGTTAAAGGTTAATAACTTTAACTCGTTCATGATAAGACCAAAAGTGCTGTAAATGGTAATCTCATATTTTTCATCAGTCCAGATGGTGTTAGCATTTTCCAATTTACAGTAACCTTCCAATACAGGCTCTTGATTGTTAAGAATCATGCAAGGGATTTTCTTAACAGGGTCAATGCTTATATTGGTAACAGTAGAATCAAGCCTGTTGAAGTTGCTGAATATAGCGTTGTTGTTTGGTGATATTGGCAATGTGACAGTCTTTGACCAGTCCGCATAGTAATTAAGCGGATTGTGGACTGATTCATATTGCTTTGTTACAGCTATAATACTACTTTCCTGTATGTCGGCTGTTTTGCCGTTAATTAAAAGTTCTAACATATAATAAAATACAATTTATTTTTAATTTTCAACGAGAACCCATACCCCTTTTTGTAATGTATACTTATCTGGTACAGGCGTATCGACTGTAGGTGATTGTCCCTTAGGTGCATTGATAAGTGCGTTAAGTGAACGGTCAAGGATTGTGCCGTTAGCGTCTGCCTGTCTGTACACCACTGGTACGCGACTTTCAACCCTTGTAGCTTTATTAATAAGTGCATAGTCATTGAATGCAGCCTTGTTGGTAAGGTTGATGTTGACAGTTTCCACTGTATTGTTGTTGGTCTGTTTTAGGTCGATTCTGCTTGAATTGTTCAACTCATTGCCGTTGGCTGTATCTAAGAACACAACGCCAGACTTAACCACTTTATTGAAAGTACCGTCAGCCTGTATGTTCCTTGATTTGTCGTATTTGCTGTTCCATCCAGTGATTTCAGCACCGATTATATTGTGTCCTATTACAAGGCTGTTGCCGCCTGTACGTCCTCTGAACCTTGGATTGCTTGAACTGTGTGAACCTATCTTGATATTCTCACATTCGGAACCTACAATGATATAGTTTGAGTTTGCAATATCCACTGTGGCGTTGTTATCACCGATAACAACATAGTTTACATTGTTTAATGTAAGACCTGTGTTGTTCTCTCCTATCTCAACGTAGCTGCAATCCTTTACAGTACCAGTGCAACCGTCCTTTACATGAACGTACTGACAATTTGTTAGGGTTACTCCATCGTACCAAACATTGTGGTTATTATCTGTGTGTCGAGCCATAATTATTCTTTATCAAAATTAAAACAATTATCAATAGGTACATACACCACAACGTCAGCGTAAGCACCAGCCAAAGTATCGGCGAATTTCTGCGTAAAAGGGTATATTCTGAGCGTTTCTACACCCTCCAGCTCATAACTCTCCACCAAGTGTGAAACAACGTTCCTAATGGCGTTAAAACCTGTGTTCTGAACCTCATATACGTTTGATGAATCATTAAGCAATTTGTCACCGTAGTACAATGTCATGTAATACTTGCAAACGTTGTCCTCATATTCCACATAGTTCAATGCAGCGTTGAAACAACCGTAGGTCATGTGTAGTGAATTCCAAACCAAATATGGGTCGCCTATGGTGAAACTGTTTACACCCTGTGTGTTCAAAGCGTAGTCTCTTATGTCGTCATATAATACTTGTAAATCCATAATTAAGTTTCTTTTAGAATAGTTAAGGAAAAAATGGCTTGATTCTGGTTATATATACACAAAAAGAAACAGCCCCATCCGAAGAGAGGCTGTATCGATAAGTAGGAGTATATAGGGATTATAGAGAATTATGCTCAGTCCATCCAGAAGGTATACCGTCACCACTGTCGGCTGTATAGGTAGCACCGCCTAAGTTATAGAAATCACCTGTTGCAGGTACACTATCAAGCCAACTACTCAAACAATCTGGGGCTGAAATATCCTGTGCGTAGGTTACAACACCCGATACATTAGTGGCATAGAACATATTAGCGTAACAACCAGCAGCCAATGTCTCAGCTGGTAATACAGGTGAAGTCTTTGTAGCACTGTACTGGAACATTCCTTGGTAGCAACCTGGAGCCAATGTGGTGGCAGGTAATTCTGGTACTGTATTCAAACTACAATTACAAAACATTCTGTTGTAACATCCGCTTACTGTATTTGAAGGGAATTTAAGTTTACCTGCCTCAATCAACTTATTATCACTACTATTATTAAATAAGAACTTGAAAGCTTCAACATTACTGTCGGATAAAGTGGCATTTTCATAATTGTCACCAACCAAAAGTGACATAATGTTACCACCAACGCCAAACCAACCGCTACATTCAATTATATTTGCAGCCTCCCACTCAGTACCACTCCATCTGTTTGCAGTGGCTTTAAGATATAACTTACCAAATGGGGCAATGCTGGCAGTCAAAGGTGTACCGACAGCGGTAGTACCCATAGAAGTCCAGTTGGTAGCGTCTGTTGATTTATAAACCTCAATGGTAGGGCATGTAGCGTCAAACATTCTTATACTCAAAGTATTTGGCAATCCACTAATATCCTCAACATAGAAAGGTTCCTCTGGAATGATATTTGTTATTTTAACCCTTGTACCGTAGTTTTTGTTATTTTTAATTACACTCATAATTTTATTCTGTTTTATTCTGTTTTATTATTTAGATGTGTGTTCTATTCCTGTTATAATGAATTATGTTCAGTCCATCCAGAAGGAATACCGCTTGCACCGCTTGGATATATCGCTGTACCCAAATTCCAAAAATCGCCTGTTGCGCTGACACTATCAAGCCAGTCATTCAAACAACCGCCTGCAGAAATATCGTCTGCATAGGTAGTGACATTATTAAGATTGGTACAATTCTTGAACATCCAATTATAACAACTGGTAGTCAATGTGGTGGCTGGCAATGCAGGTGCTGTAGTCAATGCTGTACAACCTTGGAACATAGCATTATAACATCTGGTAGCCAATGTGGTGGCTGGCAATGCAGGTGCTGTGGTCAATGCTCTACAATCAACAAACATTTCGCGATAACACTCTGTAGTCAATGTGGTGGCTGGCAATGCAGGTGCTGTGGTTAATCCTCTGCAATTTTTGAACATATTACTATAACACTCTGTAGCCAATGTGGTGGCTGGCAATGCAGGTGCTGTGGTCAATGATGTACAATAACTGAACATATTTTGATAACAATAATTAGTCAATGTGGTTGCTGGCAATGCTGGTGCTGTGGTTAATGAAGAACAACCATCGAACATACTATTATAACAACTCGTAGCCAATGTAGTGGCAGGTAACACTGGTGCTGTGGTTAATGAAGAACAACCATCGAACATAGCATGATAACAACTGGTAGCCAATGTGGTGGCTGGCAATGCAGGTGCTGTGGTCAATGCTGTACAACCAGCGAACATAGATTGATAACAACTTTGAGCCAATGTTGTTGCTGGCAATGCAGGTGCGGTTGTCAATGATGTACAACCATAGAACATTTGTTGATAACAACCAGTAGCCAATGTGGTGGCTGGCAGTTCTAAGCTACTTATATTTACCAATTTAGTGTCATTAAAGAATAATTTGACAAAACTATAATTATTTAATGTTGTTTGATTAGTAAAACTGTCTCCGTAGAGCAGGGACATTATGTTGCCGCCGACGTTGTGGTTTCCGCTTACTGTAATAACATTACCCATAACAGTATAAGGATTAGCACCCCAAGCATTTGTTGTGGCTTTCAAATATAATTTACCGTTTGCAGGTATTGTCGCTGTGATGGCTGTTGTACTGGTATTACCTATAGAAGACCAATTTACTTTGTCAGTTGATTTAAACACCTCAATGGTAGGTGCTGAACTATTATTTTTAGTAATACTTAAAGTATTGTCCGAACCGCTTATATCCTCAACATAGAAATAGTTAGGTAATGCTACGGCCTCAAACGCTCCTGTTAAGGTAATATCACCAGTTACAGTGAGGGTTCTCGGATTATCGGTGTTGCCATCGCTCCACTCATCGAAGTCATAGCCTGTGTCTGGTGTTGCAGCCAATGTCAAAACTGTACCGCTTGCTACTGACTGTGAATAGTTACCGCTTACACCATTGACTGACACACTACCGTTTGAACCAGCACTGATTGATACGTTGTAGTATGTTACAGCCGATTCGAATGCAGCGGTCAAGGTTAAGTCGCCAGTGACTGTGATAGTCCTTGGATTGTCTGTATTGCCGTCGCTCCATTCGTCAAAGTCATAGCCTGTGTTTCCAGTGCCCTCAATAGTCAACACAGTTCCGCTTGGTACACTTTGTGAATAATCACCGCTTACACCGTTTACTGATACAATACCGTTGCTGCCAGCACTTATATTCACATTGTAGTATATTATTTTCTGCCACAGCACAGTTCCGATAGCGTCCTGTATTTGCAGAACGTCATCGGAACCAAGTGCCAAAGCAATTACGTTTGATAAATCTATCATATATTAAATTCTATCTTATTTTTTATTATAAACTAGTGTGTTCAGTCCATCCGCTTGGAATACCAGAAGTACCGCTTGTGTATGTAGCACCACCCAGATTGTAGAAGTCACCAGTGGCAGCGACGTTATTGAGCCAATAATCAACACAACCTGTAGCTGAAATGTCCTGTGCATAGGTTGTGACACTGTTAAGACTGTTACAATTACGGAACATATTACTATAACAATTAGTAGCCAATGTGGTGGCTGGCAATACAGGTGCAGTGGTTAATGCTCTACAACCACTGAACATATATCTATAACAACTTTCAGTCAATGTAGTGGCTGGTAATATTAAATTATTTATATTTTTAAGAATAAAACTTATACCATCAAATAAATTATTAAAATTATATGTACTACCTGTTGGGAAAGTGGTTTTACCCTCAAAATTATCACCATACAATAATGACATTATATTACCACCAACATTACAATAACCTGTTGTGACAATGCTATTATATGAATTTCCTGTGCCTGACCAAGTATTTGTTGTACACTTCAAATATAACTTACCATTGGCTGGGATAGTGGCTGTAATACCAGTGGTTGAAGTGCTACCCATTGAAGTCCAATTTACTTTATCGGTTGACTTGAATACCTCTATTGTAGGTGAGTTATCAAATCTTTTCTTAATAGTCAATGTATTATCACTGCCACTTACATCTTCAATATAGAAATAGTTAGGTACTGTATAGAATTCAACTGTTTTTACTGTGCCGCCCTGTAAGGTGAAAGTAAGGGTTTCAGTTGTCATTGCAGGAACTGTTGGAATAGTAGGTTTGTTTAATATCTGAGCCACACCACTAACAGCGTTCCAGTCTGAATTAACCTGTGCTGCAGGAATGGTCGGTTTGTTCTTAATGTAGTCATCAGCACTTGAATCACTCTGGTTCCAGTCTACCTGTACGTTGTCGCTTCCCTCGATGTTGTAGATAACATTAGGGTCTTTGGGGTCAATCAAATCATATTCTGCCTGTGTACCGAACCATTGCTGTGGAGGGATTGTAGGCTTGTTGTTGATATATGCCAAAGAACTTGAATCTGCCTCATTCCAGTCTGACTGAACAGGTGCTGCTGGAATGGTAGGTTTATTTTTGATGTAATCAACCTGTGTGTCGTCTGTCTGGTTCCAGTCGGCTTGGACTTGTTCACCGCTTCCACCACCGCCTCTGCCTGTTATAACTAAATGGGTTTTCTTTTTATTGTCAGTCATTGTATTGAATTTTTTTATTTGTTTATTTATTTATAGAATAGTAATTATTTATCATGTATGAACAGTCCATCCAGAAGGAATACCGCTTGCACCTGTCGGAAATGTTGCAGCACCATTATTGTAGAAATCGCCTGTGGCGGAAACACCAGAAAGCCAATTATTCAAACAACCACTTGCTGAAATGTCCTGTGCATAACATTTAATTCTATTCAACGATGTGCAGCCCTTGAACATATTGGCATAGCACCCTTCAACCAATACTGTATCAGTGTCTCTCAAATACGCCCATGTAATACCAGTGCAGTCCTCGAACATTGAATTGTAGCAGTTGCTTACCAATGTTGAGTCGGCTGGTAAATATGGTCTTGTGAACGTTGTGCAGCCCTTGAACATAAATTCCATACAGTTTGGTGCAAGTGTGTAACTGTTGAATATACCGCCATGCTGTAATGAAGTGCAACCTTGATACATACTCATACATGAACTGTAAGCCATCACAACATTTCTGAATGGCATAGCCATAGGATTTTCCATAGAAGTACAGCCGTTGAACATCGCTTCGTAGCAACCATGTGTCAATGTGGCTGCTGGTAGACGGTCATAATAATTGCCGTTATCACCGTTTCTGAGGTTTGTGCAGTTCTGGAACATACAGATGTAACAATAGTTGGTAAGTGTGGTGGCTGGCATTACAAGATTCGTTATCCAGCAAAGGTTTGTGTTGTCACTAAATAATTCGCCGAAGGTATAGGGCTGGTTGAGTACCGTCTGGTTCTGGAAGTTGTCGCCGTACAAAAGGGACATGATGTTGCCGCCTATATTCGCATATCCACCGAAATCAACAGTATTCCAGTCATACAAATACTGATAACGCCATGCGTCCGTTGTAGCCTTCAGATATAATCTGCCGTTTGCTGGTACGGTGGCTGTGATACCGCTTGTAGACGTACCACCCATTGAAGTCCAGTTTGTCTGGTCTGTCGAATAGTAAACAACAACCGTAGGCGCGTCGCTGGTTCTCTTCTTGATGGTAACTGTGTTGGCGTTCCCTGTTATGTCCTCAACATAAAAATATTGTGTGGCTCTGTCTGGGTCTAAAGACGGCTCACTTGGAATTGAATTCTTTTCCCAAATGACCCTATTGAGGGAATCAGTAACCCTAATTACTGACCCCTCATTGATAGTCCATTCTTTTACATTACTGAAATTCATATATTTAATTTGCATTATCTATTATTGAAGCCATACAGTCTTTGTAACAGTAGTAGTACCCCCCTGTCCATTGTCAACAATGAAAGTCCAAGTCTCTGCCGTCATTGATGGTTTATTATCCAAATCGCGGTAGTCGTTGCTGGTTGCGACGGCACCTAGGCTTGGGGTGTGTTCCAAATCATGGTAATCTCCTGATGTGGCGACTGTTGCAAAATTAGGTGTATTACTAAGGTCGCGGTAATCACCTGATGTTGCGACGGTTGCAAAGGTCGGCTTATCTTTAATAAAAGATAATTGTGACGAATCAGTTTCATCCCAATCTGCTTGGACTGGTGTTATGATGGTTGGTTTATAATCCAAATCGCGGTAGTCGTTGCTGGTTGCGACGGCACCTAAATTAGGGGTGTTACTCAAATCGCGGTAGTCGCCGCTCTCAGCCACCTGTGCCAGACTGGGCTTGTAATCCAAATCGCGGTAGTCGTTGCTGGTTGCGACGGCACCTAGGCTTGGCTTGTTTCGTACAAAACTAGGGTCAGAACTATCAGATTCTGTCCAATTTGCCTGAACTAGGGTTGGGATAGTCGGGGTGTTGCTTAAATCGCGGTAGTCGCCGCTCTCAGCCACCTGTGCCAAATCAGGCTTGTTTGTCAAATCACTATAACTTCCTGATGTAGCGACGGTTGCAAAATCTGGTTTATTTGTTATATTGTTCCAATCAGTAGAACCGCTGCCTCCAGCCTCCAAATCAATCTCGATATTTTGATTTGAATTTGCCGAAAAAGTGCCTTTGGTCACACCGCCCTGTTTTATGGTCAATAGAGCGTCGTTTACAGTCGGTATGGAAGGTTTGTCCGTAAGGTCTTCGTAAGAGCCGCTAAAGGTGGAAAAACCTTGTTCCTGTACCCATTCTTCAGTAGCATATCCTTCAACACTTGGTATCTCTGGCTTGTTATCCAAATCGTTGTAATCATTGGAATAAGCCACCTGCGCAAAGTCTGGTCTGTTTGTTATGTTATCCCATTCTACGGTAGTGGCTGTTGCCTGTGGTGTAGATGTGTTGCAACCACAGCCTTTCTTTCTCCCACCACCAAGATAAATAGTTGTAATATTCTGTGTTTCCGTAGGCTGTGTGACATTATCGTCTGAATAACCATATTCTGGGAAATCAGCTGTGTTTTTCTGTAAGTAAGTGGTGAGACGGTTAGCATAAAATTCAGCCCTTGAATTGTAGTAGTCTGCAAGGTAGGCTGTATCTTTCATGGTCGATGTGTTGAAGCCTTGGTCGTACTGGTTTATAATTCCAGCGTTCCTTGTTTTGTTGTTCAAAGGAATGACGATTACAGACTGAACCTTGTAGGTAAGGTAAGGCTTGATGTACTGGTTCACCAATGTAAGGTACTTACCGCTTAATGTCTCGCTGTCTATCTTGTTGGTGATTGAGTTATAAAGCAAGTCACCGATTATTTCCCTAAGATAGATTGATTGTGCCTCTTCCAAAGCTGGAGCGATGTACTCGTTATCCAAGTTAGCGTTGAAAGTGGTCTGTTTTAATTCTTCTATTGATATAAAATAAGTCATTTTATTAAATTTGTTTTATTTCAATTATTCAACAATTTCAGCGTTATCTGGCACAGGGTCTTCCTTTTCCTCACCCCAGTCAATAGTGAAAGGCTTAATCTCAATACATTTGTTGCCAAATACACTTTCAAGTGAATCAATCAAGTCCTGTTGCATAGGTTTGATAACTGTTCTGTTGTAAAGGGTGAACGCCTCAGAAAACTCGGTCTTTGAAAAACCAGTCTGTTTATTCAATCCCACCAAAACCTCATTGATACGGAAAGCACTGTAAATGTCGGCTTTTACACTGGTTGAAAGGTTCTGGTATTTGTTATCCAAGCCATCATCCTGCAAACGCTCAATGGTAGTTGCATGTTCAGTATCATCATTGAAGGAAAGCATAATATTTCCAGCGTTGTCTGTACCACTGAATTTCTCGTATACCTTTTCCTCTGCCTCTGCCATTACATCCTCTGGTAAATTAGAACCAGAATTGAAGTTAATAATGGCACTTGGTGTGAAATTGTTAAGTATATTCTTCAAGTGGTAGTTGCTAATCTGGGTTGAAATCTCCAATGAGGTGATAGCAGCCATGTACATAGGCACAGGGTAAACCTCCCTTGTATTGTGTCCCTTGTAGTAGTATACTGAATTAGGCTGTTTTGCATTTGGGTTGAATCTTTCGTATACTTTGGTCTGTACACCTCTCTTAGCCACATTGTATTTCCAGCCAGTGTTCACATAGATTTTGTCTTCATCCTCATTTGTCCTTACCGTTCTAAAATCAATGTAGTTCAATTCAGCGATGTTGCCGTTATGGTCTCTGATTACTTGGAAAGCATAGCCACCAAAAATGATGTAGTCCATTGTTATCATTTCCAACAGGTCATTGAAAGTCCAACCCTTTCTGTTAATTTTCGCCATCCCTGTATAGTTCACCACCTCATCACCCAGTACATAGTCTTTCATGGTTGCAGCGATTGAACTGAACTGCGAACTGTGTTCATAAAGAGTATATAGGTAGTTTGGGTATTTATTATCACCTCCCCAAGTCAACCATCCGTCATTCTTGTAGTTTATGATTGGTTCTGGTATCTCTTTTGTAACAGAAGCAACCGTTGTAAAATTTAATTTATTCATAATTCTATCTAATTTTCTCTTAGAATAGGTTTTCTTTGAGGAAAAAAGACTTAATCTCTGGTTATATGTACACAGGGTATAAAAAAAGCGGACTTCCGAAGAAATCCGCTGTGTAGAATATCTGAACTTGTTTGTGTGTCAGATTAAGCACTCATAAGACCTTCAACAATGCTCTTAGGAGTGTGGGTATCGTCACCGACAATCTCAATAGGCATGGTTGCAGCGTCCTGTGAAAGCACCAATTCGTACTGGTTGCTGTCGCCTACTGCTGTGCCTGTATTTGCGGTTGCAGTGGTCAAAGTAACCTCAGCGTCAAGGTTCATAAGCCAGTATTTACCGTTACCGTCAAGGTAGATGGCTGAACAGTCACCAGATGCAATAGCCTCAATATTAAGGCGTTTGTTGGTGTCCTGTTTTGCAAATACCATGTTCAATGAGTTGGTGAAATAGTGACTGCCGTTGTCATTGATGGTCATTTCGCTTGATGCACTGCAAGTGTTTTTACGGAAAGCGTATTCAACCCAGTATTCTGGAGTTGTGTTGTCAAGTGCCAAACTTTTTACACTTTCAATAACTTGGTTGCCGTCAGCGTCAGTAGCACCAGTAACATAAGTGTAGGTAGGAGTTACACTGCCGAAGTTACCAATCCACATCTGTTTGATAGAAGGGATGTTAGAACCACATGAAGTGGTAATTGAACTTAATTGATATGGTACGCATTTCATTATCTGTTTCTCCTATTTTAATTTAATTATTCGTTGATGAAGATGTGTGATGGGAAAGCGTACTGAACAGCAACTACGAACTCACAGACATACTTGAAGTTACGGTCTGATTTGTCGAAGTAGAAGTCAACATCCTCGTTGTCGTTCTCTAAGTCAACACCATAGTAAACCTCATCAAGTGGCATAGCGTAGATAACATCCTGACCTTCAAGACCCTCAACACCGATTACATCGATATTAGCGTAAGGAAGACGCATTCTGTACTCACCGTTGTATTCCTCAAAGATATGGAACATGTTGCTATCAACCATTTCGGTAATGAAGTTTTTGTACATTGAAATGCTCATAACGATAGTGCATTTGTCAGCGATGGATGCAGGAAGGGCAAGCCAAAGTTTCTCAACGCGAGTCCAAAGGTTGTCTGTACCTTTTGCAATTACGTTAGCAGCAGGAATAACACTGTTGGTAACATCAGCGTCTATAAGGGTCTTCAACCCGTCAGCAAAAGCAAGATTTCCGCTGCCCGATGTTTTATTTCCTACCCACAAAAGTTTCTCGATTTCAGCACCGATAACCTTACCGTTCTGTTCAAGGATTTGCTGTTCAAAAGGAATTGAATCGTTGTTGGTAGCAGCAATACGAACATCGCTGGCTTTCCAAGAATTCAAAAGGTCTTTGTCGCAATATACCTTATTTACTTTGATGAAGTTAGGAACAAGGGTTCTGTTAGTAAAAGTGTCAGTACCACCTGCACTGAATGAACAAGCGTCGTTGGCGAACTCAACGGTGCTGTCAAGTCTGACGATGGCGGTTTCATTTTTAACGCCAGTTTGAAGGGTGAACAATTTGCTTGATTTGCTATTGAAAATAGCGTCCATAATAAGCTGGTCTTTGTTGACCTCAAGATAATTCTTAAGACGGCTGTCTAAGCCGCTGATTGTGTAAGATGTAGCCATTTTAATTTCCTTAATTTAATTGATTATTTTCTTACGATTTTGATTTCTTTGGCTTTGCGGATAGCAGCCATGTAATTCATTTCCTGTTTTTGTGGTTTCTGGTCTTTCTTCATTTCCTCTTCAACTGAATCTGCGACAGGTTCTTTAAGTTTCTTTTTAAGTTCCTCCACAAGTGCCTCCAATTCAGCGATACGGTTTTTCAGAGCGTCAACATCAACCACCTCTTCTGTAGCCTCTTCAGCGACTTCCTCTGCAACCTCGGCTACCTGTTCTGCGGTTTCCTCTGTTGATTGTCCCTCGGCTGGGGTCTCTTCCACAACCTCTTCAGCTGGGGTCTCTTCCTCTGCGTTTTCCTCAACAGTCTCTTCCTCGGCTGGGGTTTCCTCGGTTTCAGCTGGCTTGTCAGTAATAGCGGTAATAACACCACCCTCAATAGTGATTACTGTGCCGTTGTAGTTATAAGTGCCGTCCTGTGCTGGGGTCAAACCCTCTTCACCGTCAACAAACACTTCTGCACCGACTTCAAGTTCACCGTCAGTGATTAGCGTTACGCCCTCTTCGGTCTGAGCCTCTGAAAGTCTTAACAAGGCTTTTTTGAGTTTCATTAATTGACTTTTATTGAACTTCATGATTATTATTTGATATTTGTTTTGTTATTTAATCTGTTAGCTCTTTTCAATAGAATAGCACTTCATTAAAAATTAGGGAGTTTTACAGCTTTTCAATTTCCACATTTATCTCATTGTCAAAGCCTTGTACCACACTGTTGACCATTTTGTCTATAAGTCCGCTGGCTTTAGCCTTGTTCAACACATTTTCCAATATGTGTAATCCCCTATCATCCCTGTCGGTGTACCAACCTTCATCCTTAATCTTTCGTCTAATAAGATATGACACACCTTTCAATTCTTTTGCGGTTCTCGGTATAGTCTGATTTTGTTTTGGAATCCACCAACCCCTTGCAATCTTTTTGTTAATCCAGTTTGTCAAATCCCTTTCCCATGTTGTCCAAGATGGGCCGACACCGCTTCCGTCTGGCTGGCGCCCTTTTTCAACGTAATACCAGTAGGAATTAGCAATGAAATAAAGGGTTATATCATTTTCGTCAAAATCGAAATCAAAGTCAACGCTGTTCCGCAATGCACCAGTAGCGTCTACTTTCTGGTTATGCAGTTCCTGTTTGTACATTTCTACAATTTCCCTTGCACCATCATAAAGGGTAGTCATATCAATATTGAGTGGGTTAATCATTTTTGATTGAAATTGATATTAGTTATTAAATTCATCCCAAGTGATATGGTCTGTACAACCACTTCCATTTTCACCCATTGACCTATCACCAGTCCAATTGTATTTTGGTTCAAGGCTTGCAAGCCATTCCCTTGTATATGGCTCAGTCCCTACCATTGCTTTAATTTTAGCCCTTTTTGTTAGAAACAGTCTCCAAGACGGTAGCGGCATTTCACCCTCTGCGGCACTGCGACTGTCACCGAATAATTCATAGGCTCTGAAACAGTGATTTTCTGCTGATGTTAAACCTTCGGCTACTATTGCTACTTGTCTGTACCCTGTCGCTGGATTAGGTAAACCATCATTATATGTTAATTCCGCTAATATGTGATTGTGCATTATAGAAGGAATATCATTACTTACAACAGTTTTCTGTACTGTTATTTCATCGTTATCTACAATATCATCTGGTAATAGCGGGAAATCACCAGCCTTAACTTTAAGTGGTAAAAATTGCTTAATGTCTTTCAAAGGCATTACCACATATTTTTTGCTATCTGGATTGTATAATATGGCAGCGTCTTTACCACTGTCCTTACCTATTCCATAGACCCAGTAGTCAACTTTATTTATCTTAACACCCTTGTTGACCAGTTTTGCAATATCAGACCTTTCCACTTCAAAGTTCAAAGACCACAAACCATCATCCTCATCCTCATCATCCGAACTTAATTCAATTTTTTTTTTAACCTCGACAGAGAACATTTCATCATCTGGGAATTTGACAGTACCTAAATACTCACCACACTCACTGCACAAGAATACTGGTTCACCCTTGATATACACACCTACGTCTGCACCGCATTTAGGGCATTTTGCTGGAACTTTGTTTCCTTCCTCATCAAGCCAGCATTCACCGTCACCGTTGACAAGCCATTTTCCCTTATCACTTTCCATTATGATTTCACAGTCAGCGTCTTCAAGTGCTTTCAAAAGTTCATCAAGCCAGTTCATGAATTCCTCATCCGCATCATTCTCTTCTTCCACATATTCATTGGTAGGTACAATGTCAGCGTTAATCTCAATGGAAAAACCTTTGAACTCTGAATCTGGGGCAATAATTTCATTCCACAGTTTTTCATCCTCAATCTTGTAGGTGACAAACAAAGAACCATCGGCTATATCCTCAAAACCTTTCGGGTTAATGCCTTTCTCGGTGTCCTTGATGAAATACTCCACCATGACCACACCGTCAATCATTTTACCGTCATGCTGCAAATCCACCAAGTTGTTCAATCCCTGTTTGGCATATTTATGGACAATTTTGTCTATTGTTTCCTTGTTGAAAACAACATAGTATTCGCCTATAGTCGGGTCGTAACGGTATATAGGTTTGTCGCACCAGATAGCGCAACCTGTAACCTTGTGTTCCATTTCATTCTCCACTTGGAACATCATCGGTTTCTTTTCTTTTTCAAAACAAAGGAAATTGGATTCTATGGCTGGGTCTTCGACAAACGATATTGCACCCATGCCTGTTGATTCATCATCCAAGTTTATATCAATCAAATATACTGGTATCTTCATAGTTAATCTGTTTTTAATAAGAATAGCAGTTGGAAATCCTATAGGAATTTGGGTTGATTTGTGGGATGGTGGATTTTTTCTGTTTGTATAAAAATAAAAAAGCGACACCCTGTTTTTTGGTATCGCCTTAATTATTAAATGTTTAGTTATATCTTAACCAAATTTATTTTTAGAATGTGGCTGCACTTTCAATTACTTGCACTCTCTGTTGTGTACTGGTGATGTCGGATTCTACAACTATAACTCGCTGGTCTTGTATTGCCGACAAGGTATCTACGTTGGTTTGATATGACAATGTGTCGTATTCAGAACCTATGTTCACTGTGTTAGGCATGTCACCCCCAAGTTTCTCATTCTTGATATTATTTAACTGCATGATACCAGCGGTAAGGGTCAAACCAGCCATTGCAGCAGCCAAAGCAACGTTCCAAGGTGGTGCAATACCAGAATCAATACCACTCATAAATGCAGCAAGCACACCCTCGCCAGTGTTGATAACACCCTGTGCATATTTCAGTTTTTTGTATTTTTCTTTATTATCACTGTATTTCTCCATTTCAGCCGAAAGTATGTTGCTGATTTGTGAGCTGATAGCACTGTACGCTGATATGTAGGTTTTGGCTATTGTCAAACGTCTCTTCGACTTCTCCTGTTCCAGCTGTACGGATTTTTCCATGTGCTGCCTGTCAAGCTCTTCCAATGTGGTGTTCTTCTCGATTTCAAGGTTAATCCATTCTGCTGAATTTTCATCGAACTGAGCCATTAGGGTATCATAGTAGTCTTCGACAGCTGACATTTGGGCTTCAATCATAGCAATAGTGTTCTCAACCTCCCTTACAGCTGTGTTGTAGTTGCCTGTTTGTCCCCAGTCCAAATTACGTTCTTCCTGTTGCCATAACTGAGCGTCTGCAGCATCCTCTTTTTCCTTTAATAAGTTCTCAATATCAATCTTACGTTGTTCGTAATAGGCATTCTCCAATGTGGTTTGAAGGTTGAAAATCTCTGTTTCAGCGTCTTTACGGGCTTGCAAAAGTTCATATTCCCTTTCTGCCGATTCCTGTGTTATAGGCTCATTAGCCAATTTATCCAACTCTTCATCATACACACCCAACAATTTGTTTAATTTGTCTATCTGATATTGGGTTTCAGTGATAGTTTTGTTTGTATCAGCAAATGGGTTGTTGGCTCTTAAATCACTGTAATAATTTATTGTTGTTTCAACAAGATTGTTATAGTCTTTCTCTTTCTCATTTATCTTGTCTATTGTATGCATTTCATTCTCATAAGACCTTAGATACTCCTTGTAGGCTTTGTATATGTCGGTTCTTATTGTTAATTGTTTTTCAAGTTCAGCTACAATTTCTTTCTGGTTATTATATTCCTCTTCAGTGGCTGGAAGTGTACCGTTTACTATGTCACCTAATTTCTTTCTTTCATTTTCAAGTTGGGTATTGAGATTATCCAAGTCTTCTTGTTTGAAAATAACATCAATAGGCAGGTTATATGATGTAAAATTATCTGGTAATGGTGCATTGCCTCCGTTTATTATATCCAGAAATTCTTTCTGTATAGCGTCACTTATACCGCTTTTCTCTATGATTGCCTTAAACTTATTAACAAAAACCTCTTCATTTTTCAATATAGAATCGTTTGTGGTGGCTATCTGGTCAAAAGACAAATCCAATTCTATGACTTTGTTTCTTAATTCAGTGAACAACCTTATCAACTCCTTTACGGTCTTCTTTGTAGTATCACCCGTATCACCAGCGGTAACACCGAATTGTTTTAACGCCTCGACAGCCTGCAATTCCTCTTCTGTCAATTTAGTAATACTGCCTAACAAAGTTTCATTTTCCCTTTTGGCTCTATTAGCGGCTTCTCTCCACTCCCTATAGGTCTTTGTTACTTTCTCACCGTTCACAACAAGTGTAATGTCCTGGTCAAGTGAAAGCCATTTGTTTGGGTCGAAATTCTGTTCAAAAGCGTTTATATCCTTCAAGTTCTGGATGTACTTGTCTTGCAATGCCTGTATCTTCCATTGGGCGACATATCGTTTAGTCAATGCCTCGACGAATTCATCTGTTTTGTTGATGAAAGCGTCGTTGTATTGTTGCATTGTCATATTCTCCATATTCAATGCCTTCAAAGCTGTTTTGTGGTCTTTTACCCATTTGGTCATATTTTTACCACTTTCAGTGGCTTTTACAAAACTGTCCCTTAATATGTTGTATTGACCAATCATTTCAGAAGCGGCATTGGCGGAATCAGTTTCATATTTTCTTGATTCAGCGTATGCGTCCCTTGCTTCCTCTTTTAATTTTTTGAAATGGTCAACCAATGCTATGACAGCAGCTGATATAGCTGCAATAGCAATTCCCCAGATACCCAAAGCCTTTGTTGATGTACCGATAGACTTTGCCAATCCACTGAAAGCCAAACCCAAACCTTTTACACCCTTGATAGCGGTATCCATAGCACCCATACCCTGTATAATAGCCATAAGGGATTGCACTTTCAACATTGCTTTCTCCGCTTCTTCGCCTTCAACACCCATCAAGTTCATTACGCCATTGACGGCACTGATAGCACCGACAACACCCTGTGCCACAGATGTCATAGTTGACAATGTAGCCCCAAAATCTTTGTTGGCATATTTAGCGGCTTCAGTTATTTCTGTTTGCTTCTGGATTGCGTCAGCAAGTTTAACAGCGGTTTTATCGTATTCGGCTGTGCCTTTCTCCAAGCCAGCCATTTGCTCCTTCAACTCGCGTATTTGGGTTTTCAAAGACTTTACATTCTTTTCAGCCCCAGTGGTATTTATTTTTAATATTTTTTCTTTGGTAATATCTGCCATAATTCTAATTAAGTTTTATTTAGAATAGCAAAAAGGGCATAACTTCTTTGTGGAAATTATACCCCTCGATTTGGTTATATGTACTGGGTAGGTTATTGCTGGTCTGGATTGTTTATTCCAACGGTAGTTGAACCATGTGAGATTGTTACGTCGGAACCCTTCTTTATAGCCTCGATTACCGTAGCGAGTGTAGCGAAAGCGAATAACTCACCGACACTGGCTAAAATTGACCCATCAATCACTCCCATAGGTGGTACAAAGAACGAACCTACTATTAAACATATACTGAATACCAAACAAATCCAGAAAGCCCAATGGTGCATATTATTATAAATAGTTTTTAATGACATTTTTATTATCTTCTTTCAAATCAAGAATAGAAAAAAAGCGGTACTTGTATAAGCACCGCCCACATGAAAAAAACTTACATAAATAAAAAATTTTTATTCCTTGAACTCG